GCGCCAGCCCGAAAATACAGGCCTATGCATACGCGATAAAGCAGGCCATCCAGATGGTCATAGATATGGACCTCCGGACGCTGACATACGCTGATATCGACAGCCTGTCAGAGGAGACGCTGGATCAGCTGGCCGCAGATAACCGGGCGATGTACTACGATGAAACGCTTCCGGTCGAGAAGAAGCGGGACATCGTGAAGCGGAGCCTGATCTGGTACGGACAAGCCGGCACTGTCGGAGCCACAAAGGAGCTGCTTGAGACGATCTTCGGCGGCGGCACGCGCCTGATCGAGAATCCATACGGGGATCCGTATACATTTGATGTTGAGACAGACGGCCTGATCACAGAGGAGATCCTGCACGACATCGATAAGATGCTGGCGGATGTCAAGAATGTCCGGTCACATCTTGGACAGCTGAAGCTGGTCACCGATGCGGATCCGCGTCTGTATGTCGGAATCGTAACATCAGAAATTATCACATGGTCAACATCAGAAAGCGCGATAATGCCGGATGTCTGGCCGGACCTACTGACTGACGAAAACGGCACGACGCTCCTGGATGAGAACGGGGCGCTGCTGCTTGATGGAGGATGATGATGAGTTTACTTACTCCATGCTTAACAGAAGAAGGAATTTCCATGGTAGTCGCCGCGCTGAATGGCGACTCTATTACTTTTACGCGGGCCGTGATCGGCAACACCACCACAGCGCCAGCGCATCCGGAGCAGCTGTCTGATGTAGTCAGTCCGATGGTCACGGCGTCTTTCACAGCCATCACAGAGGGAGATAACTTTGTCACTCTTGCAGCTGTCTTTGACAACCTGGAAGTAGTGACAGGTGCTTACGCTTCAGAGCTTGGCCTGTATGCGAAGGATAGCAATGATAACGAGTATCTGTATGCATACACTTATGTAGGTGAAAATGCCGACTATATTCCCGCACACGACTCCGGCAGGACCGTTCAGATCCAGATGACCATCGTGGTCGCGATCGGAGACGCTGAGACTGTTAACGCCGTCCTGATTGACGCTGCGGCTTATGCGACCAGAGAAGAATTTGAGGATCACATCCACGATTATGAGAATCCTCATCAGGTTACCAAGGAGCAGGTCGGACTTGGTTTGGTAGAAAATAATCATTTCGTGGATAACGACATCGTAGTTGATGAACTGACTTCTGCTGCCAACATCATGACAGGCGACACGCTCCGTGAAGCGATGTCAAAAATCTGGTATTGGATCCAGAAGATAGTCAGTCCGGGATTCGTTCCGACATCCGGATATGGTAATGCCGGGAACGCTTGGGACGGCGTCGGCATGACTGGTGACATCTGGTTCCAGGGGAACGGAAATAATCCGCGCGGTATCGGTGGACACATGTCCCAAAATGATGCATGGCGGATGATCGGCCTCGGCGATAAGAATATCAGCCCCAGCAACGACTCATCAAATCCAAACGACTGCGGGTATCTTGAAATTGCAACGGCTGATAATGGTGTTGAGCCAATTGTTTTCAGACAGTATACCAGCGGCAATAATGCCATATTCAATCAGATTGTACGCACGCTGTTCCTTCTCGATTCAAATGGTGACACAAGCATACCTGGGAACCTATGGATGGAAGAACCGATAGTCAAAAGAAATTATGACAAGATGATCGGCGGAACGCAAAGCGGGAATGACTTCGTTGTAATCCGATTTGGGGCAAACACCAGCCTGAATCCCGGCAATAACAACAATGATGGCACAGCCTTTTTGGAGTTCGCAGTAGGTGATGATGCGGTAACACCGTACGCTGAACCGATCATAGCGACGCAGTATTCCGGATCATACAATCCAAAGAAAAATGGATTCGGTACAGCACAGCGCCGTGCCTATATCCTTAACGGAGCAGGCAACACTGTCTTCCCCGGATCATGTACGGCGAAGTCACATCCGACTTCATCCGACCTTAAGAAGAAGGATATTCACGGGAACGTGGATCTTGATACAGCCGTGAAGCTGATCATGGGACTGGATCCGATTCTGTATAACTTCAAGGGGCAGTGGAAAGAGTCCGCAGGTTTTGGCGCTCAGGATGTCTATAAACTGACACAGGAGATCGGACTGGAAGATAATGGCCTGTACAGAGCCACGAAGATGCCCGGATCTGAAGAGATCGCAGCAGGTGTTGAGTATCATGACTCCGATATCAACGCTCATGATGATGCTGAGATCGAATGGAATCTGAACTACACGGAGTTCATCCCGTATCTGGTGAAAGTCATACAGGATCAGCAGAAGCGGATCGAAGTACTTGAGGAGGAGATCAAATGCCTGCAGTAAAGATTACGAATAAGCCCGTCAGCACGCCGGGCGATCAGACACATTTCCTTGTCACTCAGCCGGAGCTGCCTGAAGGCTATGCTCCGACGGGACAGGAGACGGAGGAAGAGCTTGCGGAGCTGAAGGTGGAGTCCCTGAGAGAGATCGAGATGGACGATATGGCGGCTCTCATCCAGGAGAAACTCGACATGGATGCGACGCCCACGACAGGCTCCAGTAAGCCGGTGACGTCCGGCGGGATCAAGGCAGCGCTCGACCTGATGGACGAAGATATAAGTTCATTAAATGAGGAAATTACGAACTCGCTGGATTCTGTGGACGCTAAGATTGGTGAATTAAAGGAGAATTTAGATGAAAACGTTTCTGAATTAAAAAATGATACCGATGATTTAAAGAGCCATATAAATGAGATAAGCGGTCAATCATATAACCTGCTTAATGCCTTTCTTTCTCCTGCAACCATCAACAGTAGCGGTAATATTGAAACTGCAACGGGTAGTGCTAGTGGTTATGCTGTTGCATATGCCGAAGTACAGGCTGGCAAAGACTATTCTGTTATCACAACAGATAGTATAATGGTATATGCCTTTTTTACAAATGTGCCACAAATAGGTTCTACTGGATATGATGGCAGACACATTGATAACAATGGCAGAACATTTACATCACCGGTTGATGGATATGTGGCAATAAGAACTAACGGTACAAGTGGAGAGGTTCAGATAAATGAAGGAACTAATGTTCTTCCTTATGCGAATCCTGCCACAGCTATTGATAGCGTTGCAAGGTTAAGCGTTGACACAACCAAAACAGAAATCGAAGATATATTTTATGATTATCTGTTTAAAGGAAAAAGAGAGTTATTTGACAAAAATGCTGTTTTAGATGGGTATTTTGTCAAAGCGTCAGATGGTACACTTGCAGAATTAAACACTTTTTTCACAACCGATTATATTCAGGTCAGACCGACAATGCACATTGGCGTGAGTGGTGGAACTGGTGGCGCACAGGTTGCGTTTTATACGATTGATAAAACTTTTATCAGCGGTATGCAGACCAATGCTAACAGTTTTGACGTTCCAAATACAGACACAATCGCATATATGCGGTGGTGTAGTTTAATCGCCAATGAAAATACTGCATCTTTGATTGGAAGTATTTCTGATACATACATTATTAAAAACGGCGACAGTCTACTGCATGGTGTGATAAGTGCGTACAACGGTGGTTTCAAAAAAATCATAGTTCAAGCAGGGACATATGACCTTATAGCAGATTATAAGAACGAGTATGGAAACGAGTATTTTTCCAGTTATTCTGGCGCATATAATGGTCATGCACATGGAAACTATGATGCAGGCGTGTGGCTTGATGATATTGAAATTACATTTATGGCAGGATCAAAGGTTTCTTGCATTTATGACGATGAAACGCAAAATACGGATGTTAGAGAGTATTTCAGTGCGTTTGCAGTCGGCAGTAATGCGGTGATTGACGGTCTGTATCTTGAAGCTGAAAACCTTCGTTACGGTATACATCCAGATTTTCATCCTAACACAGATAACGAAAAAATAGTGTTCAAGAACTGCGACCTCAAACACAGAAAGTCTGGAACACATCTGCACAACAATCAATCCATAGGTGCGGGGCTTGGTGTTCATTCATCGTGGCTTGTGGAAAATTGCATATTCCACTCAGATACAGATCATCCAGTTCTCAGGATACATAACAATGTTTCTTCCGATGCAGAATCAAGGATAACGATTCGTAATTGCTATGTTGAGGGCAACGGATATATTCTTTTAAATTCATACTCTACCAGTCAGCATCAGACGGTTGCAACTGTTAGTGGTTGTTCATGGGTTACACCTGCTACTGTTGGAAAAGAGACTGAAGAATCAAATGACAACATAACAATGATTGCATGGAATAATGAAACGAGGACTTAATCACTCACGATAAGCTGACGAGGTTAATATGTGGCTGATTGTTTTTCTTATTCCAATTATTTCTACCATTCTGCCAATCATTCTGTTTCTGACAGATCCGGCAAACAGAAAACAGCATCCGCCATTGTAACTAAAGGGTACTATAACGCAGTAACTCACCCTTCTCGTGTGCAAAGGCACATTTAATTCAGAGAATCATCTAATAAATGGATCTTTAATTGATCATCTAAAGGTTGCTGCATAATGCGGCAGTTATCTGAATTTGTGTCTTGTTCGTAATAGGGGTCAAATACGAACATATTTGAACTGAAAAACAATCACCTGGGGCGGCACTGAGCCGTCCCTTTTCAACTCTTGGAGGATAACTCGCATGAACGTTTTATCAGTCGCAACATTGATAGTGAACTGCATCCTGACGGCCTTGGTGACATGGCTGGTCAAAAAGTCAACTACCGCATTCGATGAGGCCCGGAAGAGAGCCGAGGAATCAGAGAAGCGGCAGAAGGAAGAGAATGACGCACTGAAGAGCGGCATGCTGGCGATCCTCCGGGACCGCCTTTTTGCTGCTTGTTTTTCAGCGTTGAAACAGGGCGAGATCACTGCGGATGATTACGAAAACATCGAGAGCCTACATCAGCAGTATCACGCACTTGGTGGGAATCACACCGGAGACACACTGTATCAGAGGGCTTCCGGATTGCAGATCGTTGAGAAGTACACGGAGGATTAAGACATGAAAGAGATTTTCACAAAGAAATGGTTTGAGGCAACATTCATCAGAATGCTCCGTACAGGTGCAGAGGCTGCGCTTGCCGTGATCGGATCCACGACGATGTTCGGCGGAGTCGATTGGCGGATCGTCGGCAGTTCTACAGCGCTTGCCATGGTCGTATCGTTTCTCCTGGCGATCAAAGGCCTGCCGGAAGTAGAAGGGGAGTGATCTGATGGCATTGCACATCACTCAGAACTACGCCCGGAATTTCTGCAAATTCGGCGTTAAGAGGGACGGAGAACTTACCAGCATTGAGGTG